TTATTCGCAAGCGGATAGTATGCGTAGGTTGATTTTGGACCAACACTTCACGAACATAAAACCCCAAATAAATAGCCGTCGGCAATGGCTTAATGGCTCCCCATACTGTAGCCCTGACTGTATAAGAAGTTTCCACCCCTCCAGATGCTACAGCGACGTTTTCCACTTCACGCAATTGGATTCTTTTTGTTAGGTCTGCAAATAATGGTCGCTGTTTCATCGTGTGTGTTTTCATATGCGTATCCTCTTATATGGGGAAATTCCCAATCCCGATATAACCATAGATGGGACTTCATTGAAATCCGGAACGCGGGTTTCATATACGGTAGCGACCCACTGCATAATTGCCAGCCTAATCGGTTCCGGAACATGGTTGCGAGAAGAACCATACCCCGCAACATATTCCACCTCGTATCCACCTTCTTGACGAAGCATATTCATTGGAGGAGTGCCTCCCCAACTAATCACAAGTTGCGAACGATCCCCGGATAAAATATAATACTTGCTTGCCGGATAAACTGTAATGTTGCCGGAAAGATCTATTGTACGTACCTCCACAACTGATTGCAGAGGTGGTCTTGGTAGTGTCAGTGTCCTTTCCGGCCAATCATCCAATCGCAAGATAATTGTTTGTGTAATAAGGGATCGCCCTAATATCCCCTCAATGGATTTTCTCGCTGCCTTAATACATTGCTCGAGAAAACTATCTTCGGCCAAGCCGTCCACCTTGATAAAAGCCTTAACTTTCTCAAGTGTAACCGGCTCGACCGAAGGTTCTACTTTAACCCAACGATCTGTCGTAACAAATCCTCGCATGGGAACGCCTTCATAGATCATTACTTGTTCTCCGGAGGCGCAGTAGCTTTATTTTTTGAAGGTGCCGTTGCTTTTTGCCCCTCTACAATTACAGTATACATCCCCGCCAAAGCCTTTTGCAACTGCGGGATCAATTCATACTCCCTCCCTTCAAAAAAGGAAAGAACTTTGATACCATCAACACTTGCCTGCGTGGTGCGTATCATTTTTACTTTGACTGGTTTATCGCTTATCCGCATTTTTATATTTGGGAGCGGAGGGTCTTTTCCCCGCTCCCAATCTCCTTTCTAGATTATTTTAGGCTCCAGGCTGACTTGTCGGAGACGCTACCGGCCAAGTTCCCGCCTTAAAAAGAATGGCAATGGCCGCTGTCACACAACCAACGCTATTGCCAGATGCCAGAGTACCTGAAAGTTCTTGCGTCAGGCGCACATACCTCTTATCGCCAACATAAGCGACGTATTGCACAGTGCCACTATAAGCGGTACTGGTAACACTAAACCAAATGCCCGAGGTGAGCAAATTGGTCACCTTTGCATCAGCATCAAACCGTAGAAGATCGATGCTGTTGCAATACACATAATCCGACGGTCCGGCACCTAGCGCACTGGCATCCGTATGCTGAATCCGCAAGGTCAGAAAAGATGCAGCGTGTACGGACACGGCATTACCAATGTTCACGGCAATCAATACCGCGTCATATCCACGCATGTCAATGTCGTCGCCGTTAAGATCGGCAGTACCAAATACCTTTGCCGGTGCCGCTTGCAAGAACTTCAAGTGACTTGCTAATTCTCGATTGATCATTTTGCCTTCTCCTTTTTATGTTTTCTTTTTTTCGTCTCTCCGAAACGCCACGCCTGATTTAGTAATGGATTCGGCGTCCGCCCATTTTCTATTTTACGTGGCGCTCGTTTTCATCAACACGATGGATTGAAAATTCCTCATTCCACCGCCCACTCGCCGCCGAGTATAAAACAACACAAACGGCTTCGCAGTATACGGATCACGCAAAATAGAAATTCCTTTACGATCTACAATCACATACGCTTCTTTCCAATCCGCCAAGGCCATTGGATAAGCACCTTCCGCAACGACGGGCATTGTTGAAGACATGCGCACAGGTGCACCAAGTAAAGTAGAAGGCGCTCCTGCCACGGACAATGCCGTTTGGCCAGGGGTCCACAATGGGCGCTGATCTCCGTCCACTAGCAACATGGTTTTCATCACGGTAAAGCGATTCATAATCCATGTTGCCCGTTGCTGATACTCCTCCAGCAAATGGAAGAAGCAAGTGATTATTGCAGAACCGCTCAACACGGAATCCAATGCCGGGACGTATTCAATGGCACCAAACGAATAGTAATTCAGTGTCGCACTATTGGCATAAACTGAATACGCCAAGAATCCGCGCGGTTTGCCCATCCCATCACCATTGACAAAAGCTGAACCTTCCGTTCGTGCCATACGCCGGGCAATTTTATCTGACAGCCAATTTTCCACATTGATTGACCCGTCTTCAAGAATCTTTGTGGATGCCTTGGGCATGGCAGACTGGATGTGCGTCGGAATGTATACCTTTTTCCATTCCGGAGTAGGCGTTTCCGGATTGGCTTTCAGTTCACCTTCCCATCCGTCTTGCGGCTCATCCACGTCAACCAACTCTTCGTAGGCGTCCGTTCCAATTTGGACAGTATCGGCCAATTGACGTATCGGATCCAATTCCCATACCCGCTTCGTGATTCGATTCCCCATTGTCGGTGGAACCAGGATACCGCCGTCAACTTCAGACACCACGGACAGGAACTTTTCATCATCGGGCTTCAATCCATTTTGATTGATGCTGTATCGCAGCATACGATCAAACGCTGCGCAATACTGCTTATAGCTCTTGACGTCAACATCGCCGTCTTGAGCCACACCCTTTTCGCCTTTCCGGTTCATGATCATCTGCTTAAACTCTTTAGCATCATCAAACAATTGTTTTTCTGCTTCACTGGTACCGCTACCGCTTATGCTTACTCTTTGCAAAGCAAGGTCCAAAGCGTCTATACGGCCCTTCATTTCCGTATCCAGCTTCTCAACAAATTCCTGTCGAGTGACTACAGCTTCTTGCATTTTGGTGACTTTTGATTCGACCAAGCCATCCATTTTCTCAGAACTTTGATCGACGACCTTGCGCAACTCACACATTTCTTGATTCATCTTGTCGACAATATCTTTATACTTGCCGGACATTGCCTTTACTTCTTTGAGTACCTCCTCATGTACTTCCGGATGATACCCCGTCGTAGAGTCACCATCCGCATTCTTAAAATTTAATCCCGGTCGTTGCATTGTTTTATCACTCCTTTAAATTTAGATTATTATGCATAAACAAATCCAGCGAAAGATTTACATTTCGCAATTCGGCAAGCAATGTGCCATTGTTTATTTGCGCAGCTTCCCGCCACGTCAATTTATCACGGCATAGGCTCACCATGTATTTCGCCGAAGAACTGGACAAGCCCGCATCCCGCAAGGCATTTTCCAATTCCCTTGGCGTCTTTGCTCCCTGTATCTCCTTTACTGTCGTCACTTGTGCGTGAACCGCGGCAGGAAACGTGACTAAAGACACCTCCCACAATTCAATTTCTTTTATTGTACGCAACTTTGTAGTTTCATCTCTGTCCTGCCGAAGTATGCGAAACCCAATAGACAATCCACGTACAGCACCCCTCCTAACCATCGAATACACAGGAATGCCTAATGGTTTTACTTCCTTGTCAACCCAGCCTTCGACAGCCAATCCTTTTTTATCCTCTACTAACAAATCCCAACCGCCAATAGGAAATTCAGGGGCGTGCTGCCAAAGCATGGCAATTCCTGTTCCGTTTCGCCCTCCTTTTTTTAGGGTATTGTGAAACGCACCTTCTTGTATAATGTCGCCATAAGAATCCGGTTCACCTCCAAAGACCGACGCATACCCTTTAAATATCCCCTCTTCGGTAACACTGTCCGCTCGAATCTCCAAAGGAAAATCCTTAATCATAGGGGCTCCCGATTGTTTAAATTCCATGTAAGGAAAAGTCGTATTGGCCATCTACCTGCCCTCCTTTCTTTATTCCTCTACTTTTATTTTATAATTTTTTAACTTTTTCCAAAGAAAAAAGTAAATTATTTTCGTCTTTAGATATCGTAATAATTTACGATATCTATTCCGCTTCAATTATTACAATATCTTCCAATTGCCATACATATCTTGATTTTCGACTAGACATATTTATACCTCCTTTAGCCAAGTAGTCCATATCTTTGTCTCTTTGTCCTGTACCGCCTTTTGTACTTTAAACTTACTGCCCCTAGGTAGCAATACTTCTTTTTCTGTTTTAAATTGAGAATATTTAGAAACCGAAACTCCTCGTTTAGATTGAATAATACAATTTATTTCTTTTGAATTTTTAGCAATGAGATTATTTTTATAATACCCTTTACTGGATGTTGTACTTATATATGCTTTATCCATAAAAGATTTGCCCGGTGTTGTCATTGCTTTCCCTACTCCAGTCTTCCAAATCTTTTCGGACGATATACGCCTATAAACTTCTCCCATATACTTCGGGGACTTCTTTAAAAATAAATCTATCTGCTTAACATCCTCTGTTAAAAGCTCATCCAATGCCTTTCCTTTACGCAAAGCCTCATTGATTGGTACATTACTAGATCCTGTATATTCTGCAACTGCCTGCTTCATCTCTTTTGTAGGAATAAACTCTTCCTCTTGAGAAGGTTGTGCTTCCTGTGTTCCGCTTTCCCTTGGTTTTGCTTCGTGGTACAACAAAACACAGCGACAGTGAATTACATTCTTTGCTCCTCCCCGTGGATCTCCTGGATGTGCCATTTGTTCTCCGCCCACTGTAAAATCTTCGTCCATTGGTTTTCTTTCTCCGTTCATGCGTATGTGATCGGTTCGTGTACGCTTGTCAATAAAGGTCACCCATTCTTTTTCCATTTCCAATCGCGTGGAGCGGACGGCCTCCTGTGTGGCATACGTTGAAACAGAATGTACCTCTGTCCTGGCTATACGCATTGCCCGCTTGGCATTAAATGCCTTTTTGCCTTTTAAATCTTTAGCAATTTGACCATAACTTTTTCCGTCTTTAACTCCGCGATCAATTGTACGCTTAATAAATTTCTTTGTTGCATTACCTACCTTGGTCACTTGTGAAGCCGTTTTAGCAATAATACGTCTATTAAATGCATACCAGAAATCGTCCTGCATTGCTTTCTGCTCCATCCCCTGTCCACTTTTTAATCCTTTTAATGACTGCTCCACTAAATCCAGTGCCGAAGATGCCGCCCTTCTGTATCCAAGAATAAATACAGAAAATAAATCTGACAACCTTCGATCCAATAAAATATTTATTCCAACATCCGTTCCTTGCTGTGCAATATGTGTGGCAACCTCAAAATATGCGGTATTTAATACGTGCCGCATTCTTTTGGCAAAGCCACGTTCAATTCCCAATTCCCGTAACAGCAAAGAACGGTGAATTTGTGTCTTGGCTTTTGGGTTCGTAATATTAAAAATCATTTTTATTCTTCATCTCCATCTTCTTCCTCTTCTTCTTCCAATTCATTTTCTTCCGGTCCTGCCACAACATCTGCAAGTGGAATTTGACCGCTCGGAACCAAAACAACATTTCCTTCCTCGCCGACATCGTCATACCCTGTCATAGCACGTTTTTCATTTACAGTTAACCAATTCGCAGTGACCGCCTTATCCCAAGTTTCTTTGCGTCGTGGCTCAAGAGCAGGAACTGAATCCCAATCCGGAGATAAATACAATTTACTTTTCCTTTCAAAAAGCCAACCATTCAAAGCATTAACCAACCAATGTGTGCGGGCAAAGACCGTGGTCTCCGTAAAATCCAATCGCGCTTCTTTATAGTTGCTATACGTATTATCTCCGGGAATGCCTAGAAGCATTGGAGGAACACCGTATGCCAAAGCAATTCGCCGCATTTTTTCCCGTCCACCTTCAATAAAATCCATTTCTGCCGGATTCCATCCCCAAGGCTTCGCATCAACTTCCTCACCTTCAAGGATTAAATTTTTTCCCGTATTCATGCCCGAAAAATCCTGTGCCAATCTTTTTTCCAAATCCTCATATTGCTCATCCGTTAATCCCTGCTTCTTAAAAAAGAATAACATTCCCGGACGTGCCTGATTTTGTAACAAGCGCATATTATGCGTCACCTGTTCATTGTCCGTGTCAATGTCCCTGGCAGCGGGTTCTGTTGGTGCCAGTCCCCAAAAGTCGTCCAATGGATGAAAATTTTTCAATTGCAAAATATCGGACTTGCCGGTCACAGCGTCCACAGGCCAAGTGACCTCTTGCAATCCAACTTTGTATCTATACCCACTCTTTGCCCCATTCTCACCCACTAAAATTTGCATCCTGTCAGGTCGCAAAACATACAATTCCTTTGCTCCCTCTTGTGGCGCCGTCAATAGTCGCCGTCTTTCCAAAAAACCATTGCCCATTAAATCAAAATAGCTAATTAATTTATAAAATAAAAATTTTCCACTGTCTTCCATATTAGGATAATCCAATAAATCGTATACCTCATGTTCTTCAATCTCCACGTCCTTGCCTCGCTGCCGCTGCATTAATATTAAATCCACGGCAGAAACAGCCTGCGCAATTAAAACAATGCAGCGATATACCACGGAATTAAGCATATATGCTTCCTCGGCATATTTTTCATAATCCCTATCTGTCCACCTTACTCCTTGTCCTTGGTATAACAGGGCTTGAGCCATACTCGCCCGAATTTCGTTTGCTCTTTTTATGGCATTTTTTCTTTCTTGCTGCACAAGCCACTTTCCCACAGTACCTAAAAATCCCATTGAGTGCCCTCCTCCTTTTCTTAATATCGTTCACGAATTATAATTCTGGCATCGTAGCTGGCAGGGTATGTACTGGTATTCCCTTCCGCATCCAATACCTTAATTTGAATGCTGAATGTTCCAACGGTATTTGTTTGTGCACTTGCCCATCTGTATTCACACAAGCCAATTAATGGATCAATAATTAATACAGGCTGATCCATTATAATATTTTCACCTGTTATGACATTTTGCACAGTGGCGGTAATTGTAGTTCCTGACAAGTCTACAAGCCCGCTCGAACTGCGGAGAACTATTGGATATGCCGGTCGAGTATCACCCCGTATTAAGTACAACGGCTCATTAGATGGACATACCGTTTTTGGTACTAGCAACATTACAAATAAAATAAAAAATAAACGTACTCGCATTTTCTTCCTCCTTAATGTGATTTATATATTGTACGTGGCCGATCGTCGTATAAAAATTTTCTTTCCTTATTGTCCTGATAAAATTTTCTTTCTTTGTCATCGTACCTAAAAATTCTTCTGCTTGTCCCTGTTTCCGGGGTCATATTTGTCGTGGGAGTAATTGTCACTGTAGGTGTCACTGTTGCCGTCGCTGTCATGGTCGGTGTTACTGTTGAAGTAGCGTAGCGCTCAATCACCGTCGCATAATCCGAAACATATATTCCGCTTGTGCTGGCCTCATAAGGACCAAATCGCGAATGGCCGTCCCACAAATCAATCAATACGTCAAACATGTGCGCCGTTGCGGTATTAATCCCGGCGCTTGCGGAGTGTGTTTGCCAATACACTGTAGCGGTATTGCCAAATCCACAATCCACAATTACAAGCGAAGATTGCCAGTAGGCAGGTCTTGCAATTCCCGGAGCGTGTCCGGTTGCCACTGTAACAGTATTTCCAGCCGCATCCCAAGAACGCATTGTTACCGTTGTCCCGGCGGCGTCGCTCACGTCAACCGAAATATTATAAGCGCCCGCATCTCCCTGCCGAAACGTCCAGCCACGAATAATCGAGCCGGTTTCAAAAAGCTGAATGGGACGAAAAGACAAATTATAAAACGCCGGATAAGAAATTTCTTGTAAGTCGAAATACGCGCCAGTGTATGCCTGTGCGCCACTGGATGTTTTTTCCCGCAATACGCCGTGCTCAACTCCCGTCGTGCCCGTCCGGTATAATTTATTTGCGTCTACCCAATTCCCGCCGGAATATCGAACGGTCGGCGTACTGCCGTCAAGGTCAACATCGCTGTAAAAGTGGTCGAAAAAAGTTAGCGTGTTAATTTCCGGCGTGGCTGTTGACGTTGGTGAAGCCGTAGCCGTAGGAGTGCCGGTTGGCGTGGCTGTTGCCGTTGCCGTAGCCGTCGGTGTAGCCGTTGCCGTAGCCGTTGCTGTCGGTGTAGCCGTCGGTGTAGCCGTTGCCGTAGCCGTTGCTGTCGGTGTAGCCGTTGGCGTGGCTGTTGCCGTTGCCGTAGCCGTTGCTGTCGGTGTAGCCGTCGGTGTAGCTGTTGCCGTTGCCGTAGCCGTCGGTGTAGCTGTTGGCGTGGCTGTTGCCGTTGCCGTAGCCGTTGCTGTCGGTGTAGCCGTCGGTGTAGCTGTTGCCGTTGCCGTAGCCGTCGGTGTAGCTGTTGGCGTGGC